GCCCAGCAGCAGTGGAACCGGTACGTCCGGGCCAGAGACAACGGGCACCTGCAGTACGTCGAGATGGCTAAGAAATGCGACGCGTTCTATCGCGGCGATCAGTGGGACGAGACTGATCTGGCTAAGCTGGAGGCGGAAGGCCGCCCGGCACTGACCATTAACACCGTACTCCCGACAGTGAACACTGTCCTCGGAGAACAGTCCACACGCCGTGCCGACGTGCAGTTCAAACCGCGCCGTGGCGGTGATCAGGACGTAGCGAGCGTGCTGACTAAGTTGTACATGCAGATCGCTGACAACAACAAGCTCGACTGGGTTGAGCAGACGGTGTTCAGCGACGGTCTCATCATGGATGGCCGTGGTTACTTTGACGTTCGTATGGACTTCAGTGATCACGTCGAAGGTGAGATCCGCATCACGGCCAAAGATCCTATTGACATCCTGATTGACCCGGATGCGAAGGAGTACGACCCGAAGACCTGGAACGAGGTGTTCGAGACCAAGTGGATGACGCTCGATGAGATCGAGGAACTCTACGGTAAGGACAAGGCTGAGGCGCTTCGCTTCGTAGCCGAGAATGGCAACAGTTTTGGTCGGGACTCCATCGAATACGAAGAGACCCGCTATGGTAAGACGGATACGTCGCAGGATTACTTGGGTGCCGCTATCCCAGGAAACGAAGATTATCGCAATGTCCGCGCACTGCGCGTGATCTCGCGTCAGTATCGTAAGATGGGCCGCGCGGATTTCTTCGTTGACCCGAATACCGGCGACCAGCGCGAAGTGCCTGAGAACTGGAACGACCAAAAGACTAAGAAGTTTGCCAAGCAGTACGGCTTGAGCATTATCTCTAAGGTGGTTCGACGTGTGCGTTGGACCGTCACCTGCGACAAGATCGTGCTGCATGACGACTGGTCACCGTACGATGACTTCACCATCGTGCCGTACTTCGCGTACTTCCGTCGCGGTCGTCCATTTGGAATGGTGCGTAACTTGCTCTCGCCGCAGGAGCAGCTCAACAAAATTGCTAGCCAAGAGCTGCACATCGTAAACACCACTGCCAACAGCGGCTGGATGGTCGAGAGCGGATCGCTTGTCGGTATGACCGCCGATGATCTTGAAGAGCACGGTGCAGAGACCGGCTTGGTGCTGGAGTACAACCGTGGCTCGCAGCCGCCGGTCAAAATTCAGCCGAACCAGATCCCGACTGGACTTGATCGTATTAGCCAGAAGGCGGCGATCAACATTAAGACCATTAGCGGCGTGAACGACTCGATGCTCGGGTCTGACGGCGCTGAGGTCTCGGGTATCGCGATCCAGGCTAAGCAGAATCGCGGCGTCATCATGATCCAGGTACCGCTGGATAACCTGCGTAAGACCCGGCACTATCTCGCAGAGAAGGTGCTAAACCTGGTTCAGAAGTTCTATACTGAACAGCGAGTGATTCAGATTACCAACGAAGACGATCCGCTCAAGCCCCGCGAGCCGCTCGTGTTGAATGAGATGACTCCGGAAGGCCGCGTGATCAATGACCTCACTCTTGGTGAGTACGACGTCGTTATTGGTACCGCTCCGGCCCGCGATTCGTTCGACGAGATGCAGTTCGCTGAAGCTCTCAACCTGCGCCAGGTCGGTGTTGCTATCCCGGATGACGCCATCATTGAGTACAGCCACCTTGCCCGTAAGGGTGAGCTTGCCAAGCGCATTCGCATGATGACGGGCGTCGAGCAGACACCGGAACAGCAGGAAGCCGCAGCAGCCCAGAACGAGATTGCCATGCAGCAGGTTCAGCTCACGCTGGCGAAGATGCAGGCGGAAGTTCAGAAGCTGCAGTCCGAGGCAGCGATCAACATCGCCAAGGTCCAGGATGTGGCGGATGTCCAACCGCAACTCAAGATGGCCGATCTGCAGGCGCAGATCGCTATGAAGGAGCAGGAGTTGCAGCTGCGGCGTGAGTTGGCCAACCTGACCAACCAGACTCGTCGTTCGCAGCAAGAAACTGCCGCCGCGACCCGCATCGCTGCCACCGTAATGCAGACTGCTGCAAAGACGCAGACCCAAGCCGCATCGCGACCCGCCCCATTGATGCGGCCGATTACCCCGCAATAGGAGATTGATCATGTCCGAGGATAAGAAGGAAGTTACTCTCGACCGTATGCCTGGTTCAGACCCGATTGAGGACGCTCAAAGCCCCTCGATTGATCTGAACTTTGGCCTTGGCGAAGAGCCTAAGGCCGCTGCGCCGGTAGAAGAGCCAGAAGTTGCTGAGGAACCGGTTGCTGAGGCCCCTAAAGTTGAGCCGAAAGCGGAAGCACCCGTCGAAGCGCCTAGCATTCCTGAACCCGAGGTAGAAGTTGCTGCCGAACCGGAGGCAAAAATTGCCCCCGAACCGGAGCAAAAGAAGCCGATGGTGCCGAAGTCACGCCTCGATGAGGTGTTGGCTAAGCAAAAGGCGCTTCAAAAGCAGCTTGATGACCTCATGGCTGCAAAAAATGTAGCCGAAAACGCCCCAAGTACTTACGAGTTCGCTGCAAAAGAGGTCGAGTACCAGAATTTGGTGCTGGACGGGCAGCATGATAAGGCTGCAGCCCTCCGTCAGGAGATCCGTCAGGCGGAACGTGCCCAGCTTGAGTACGAACTGACCCAGAAAATGGAGCAGAAGGTCACTCAGAGCCAGCAGATGTCGGCTTTGCAGCAGGCAGCGGCCGAATTGGAGACAAATTTCCCGGTTTTTGACCGCGCTAGCTCCGACTTCAACGAGAAGTACACCCAGGAAGTCATTGATCTTCGCGACGCGTTTATCGTGAAGGGTGACAACCCGGTAGCAGCGCTGTCAAAAGCGGCTAAATTCGTCATTCGTGAGTATGGGTTGGACCCCGGCGCACCGGTCGAGCCGTCTCTTGGCTCTACGCCGACTGCTGCTAAGTCAAGCGTTGACGAAGTAGCTAAAAAGCGTGCTGAAGTGGCCCGTAAGATGAAGGCTGCTGAGGCTCAGCCTCCTGATATGCCGGGCGAAAGTTCTGCTGCACGCGGCGAAAAGGCGTTTGATGTCATGGCTTTGAGCGAAGACGAGTTTAACGCCCTCCCAGCGGCTACTTTGAAGCGCTTACGTGGAGACGTTGTCTAGTGGCTAACCGTGATTCAAGGCTCGCCAGAGCTGGTGTATCTGGCTACAACAAACCGAAGCGTACTCCTAGTCATCCGACCAAAAGTCACGTAGTTGTGGCGAAGTCTGGAGACCAAGTGAAGACTATTCGCTTCGGTCAGCAGGGCGTTAGCGGTTCCCCTAAGAAGCAGGGGGAGTCAGCCGCTTACCGTAAGCGCCGCGAGTCGTTCAAAGCTCGTCATGCGTCAAATATCTCTAAGGGCAAGATGTCGGCTGCTTATTGGGCTGACAAGGTCAAATGGTAAAGGAGTCTCGTATGAAGAATATGCATCGAATGCCGGACGGCACCATGATGAAAGGTGCTAAACACAAAGGCCCAATGAAGAAGGGAGCTGCTAAGAAGAAGGCCCCTGCTAAGAAGACCAAAGGATATGGCTACTAAGAAAAGTAGCGTTAACTCCGCCGGTAATTACACCAAGCCGACGATGCGCAAACGACTGTTTGAGAGCATCAAGGCTGGCGGTAAAGGTGGTAAACCAGGACAGTGGAGCGCCAGGAAGGCGCAGATGCTGGCCGTTCAATACAAGAAAGCAGGCGGAGGCTACAAGTAATGGCTAAGAACTGGATTAGCGGGGCTATCAAAAAGCCCGGTGCGTTGCGAAAGTCACTCGGTGTTAAGAAGGGGGAAAAGATCCCCGCCAAGCAACTTCGTAAAGCTGCTAAGAAGTCCGGCAAGATGGGACAGCGTGCCCGCCTTGCTATGACGCTTCGTAAGATGGGGAAGGACTAACTCATGGGGTTAGCTAAGTCCCAGCGGTCTCTTAAAAAGTGGACCAAGGAAGACTGGGGCACCCGGTCTGGTAAGAACAGCATCCAGGGTAGCAAGGCTACGGGGGAGCGTTATCTCCCCCGAGCCGCGCGTAATGCGTTAAGCCCGCAGGAGTACGCTGCTACTACACGCAATAAGCGTAAAGCTACGGCTAGCGGGAAGCAGTTTTCTAAGCAGCCCAAGCGGATTGCAAAAAAGACAGCGAAATACAGATAGTAGTTGCGAACTTTTATTCGTGTTGCTAATCTACAACTGAATTCGTCCGCCGGAACGATATCCGGCCGTGTCGCACACGCTAAAAACGTTTGAGATTTCGCCTGCAATGGCGTTAAACGTGCCGAGGTCGCGCCTCGTAAATACGCGCTAAGTCGTGACCCCACGATACGGGGAAACGGGTTAGCCGCTCCATAAAGTCGGCTGTAGAGGCTGGTAATGCAGGTGCATTACTGGATTTTTAAACGCAATATCAAGGAGAAGCCAAATGGCTCTTACTAACTTTGCGGCGCTGACTAGTGATCAACTCACGGCGTGGAGCCGTGATTTCTGGCGCGTCGCTCGCAATATGTCGTTTGTGAACCAGTTCGCTGGTTCGGGTTCTAACGCGATGATCCAGCGGGTCACCGAGCTGACGAAGTCCGACAAGGGCACGAAGGCTGTGATCACGTTGTTGGCCGACATGACCGGTGACGGCGTGACGGGCGACAGCTCGCTCGAGGGTAACGAAGAGGCGCTCCGCGCTTATGACATCACCATTGAGCTCGATCAGCTGCGCTTTGCGAACCGTATCGCTGGCCGCCTCGCTGACCAGAAGTCGGTGGTGAACTTCCGTGAGACGTCCCGTGACGCCCTCGCCTACGCGATGGCCGATCGTATGGACCAGCTCGCGTTCTTGACGCTCGCCGGTGTTGCTTACACGCACAAGACGAACGGTGGTCTCCGTCCGGTGCTGGCCTCTGGTCAGAACCTGTCGGGCCTTGAGTTCGCTTCGGACGTGTCGGCTCCGACTGCCGCTCGCCATCGTCGCGTTTCGGGTGACGACATCATTGCCGGTGACACGACTGCGATTACTACGGCCGACGTGCTGAAGTATCGCCATGTGGTCGAGTTGAAGGCCTACGCTAAGGACCAGTACATCCGTGGCGTTCGCGGTGCTGGTAACGACGAGGTGTTCCACCTCTTCGTGACGCCGCAGCAGATGGCGGCCCTTAAGCTCGATTCGGACTTCCTTGCCAACGTGCGTAACGCTGGTATCCGTGGTCCGAGCAACCAGTTGTTCGCTGGTTCGAGCTCGCTGATGGTCGACGGTGTGATGGTCCACGAGTTCCGCCATGTGTTTAACACTGCTGGCGCGACGACTGGTACCTCGGCGAATGCCG